TGAAGAATACTGTAATATTTTTGTTATAAAAAACACATTAATGTATTCATTTAACGGAGGTCCATGGAAACATTACTTTAATGAAGAAAACGATTTAGATGTTGTTTTCCATGAAGGTGATATAATTAAATTTAGTGGTAGCACGGTTAGCGCGGGAGAATATGATAGATATAGCAACGAGTATCCATTTGTTAGCAGAACATTAAAAGAAGAAGGGCTCATAGACGGTGAATATGTTGACGACCCTAGTTTAATACTACAAGAGTTTGCGACATTCAATCTATCCGGAAATGTAATGAAGATATTTGATACCTACAGGTATAGTGGTGATGGTCTTGCATTCGCACCATGTACATATATGTTTAACGAATCTAAAGTCGTTGATGCCACCGATTTGATTTTAGATGATGTACCAATCGAACCACCATCCGTGTCTTATATGAATGGTTACTTCGACTATATGTTTTCAGGTTGTAGTTTATTGACTAATGCACCTAAACTAACGCATACGGATATTAAAAACAACATGTATCAATATATGTTCTATGAATGCACAAGTCTTAAAGAGGCACCAGAATTACCCGCTACTGAACTAGCAGACTATTGCTATTATTGCATGTTTGCATTTTGTACTAGTTTAACCGCCCCACCTGAACTTCCGGCAACCGCATTATCAAAATACTGTTATTATGAGATGTTTTGGTGTTCTTCTGTAACTTCTGTACCTGAACTTCCAGCGACTACACTAGCGAATGCATGTTATAAACAAATGTTTTCGGCGTGTACTGGTTTGACAAGCGCACCAGCCGTACTTTCAGCAACTACATTAGCTAACAATTGTTATGAAGGTATGTTCCAAGGTTGTACAGGTTTGACAAGCGCACCAGCACTTCCAGCAACTACATTATCAGCCGGTTGTTATAGTGCTATGTTTAGTAATTGTAAATCATTAACAACTCCACCAGAACTACCTGCAACGACATTAGCTGCTAGTTGTTATACGTCTATGTTTAATGCTTGTTCCTCTTTAACTACGTCTCCAGTCTTATCCGCTGCAACGTTAACTAGTTATTGTTATAGAAATATGTTTAGTGGATGTACGAGTTTAAGAACAGTAACATGTTTAGCAACCAACATAAGCGCAAGTTACTGTACAACTGATTGGTTAAAGAATGCTCGTTCCAGTGGAACATTTTATAAAGCCTCTAGTATGTCGTCATGGCAAAGAACCACAAGTGGTGTACCATCAGGATGGACCTTACGAAGCTTTAGTTAAATAAAATGAAAACCCGTAGGTTAAACCTGCGGGTTTTTCGTTATTGAATTTCTGACTTTTTTATTGCATCTTTTATTTCATATGGATAGTTTTCGTTTATGAGGATTATCCTTTGATTGGAACTACCCCTAAAAGCCAAGGAAGTGTCCCTTAAATAGAATTTAAACGGTCCATCAACTACAACATCACACATATCTATTATCCTCGATTTTAGAGGGTTTTTGATGGCTTCCTCGTAGACGTCACCCGTAAACAACCAAACGTCTTTTTCTGGAAACATAGTTTTAACCCTTCCAATCAAAAAAGCCAAATCCCTTAAACTCTTATCATTCTGGCTTAGCGGGTCACCACCTGAAAAAGTAACACCTTTTATGTAAGGTAAAGAAAGCTTCTCACAAAGAGTATCCCATATGTCTTCCTCACCCTGGTTATAATCCCAGGTCCATGGATTGTGACATTCTTTGCAACAATGAGAACACCCAGCAACCCAAACAGTAACTCTACATCCGGTTCCGTTGTTAATATCCGGACTCGTAACACTCAGGTATCTCATAGCTTTAGTTCTTTATGTGTTTTACTCTATCGTCAGTCTCCATGACTTTACCGTGATTGAATGCTTCTAAGTATGAGCCTGTCAAATAGCCAGTAACCCTACGAAGTCTTTTAATGGATTTTCCAGTGGCGCCACATTTTGGACACGTTTCACCAATTTCACCCTGATAACCGCACTTCTCACAGAAATCATTAGGAGTATTGATTGCAAAGTAAGGAATATCCTTATCCATTGCATAGTTAACGAATTCTTCCATAGCCTCAAGGTTGTTATGGCAGGTGCTAGGAAGTTCAATATAGGTAATACATCCTGCGTTTGAATAACCAGTTAGTTCGGATTCGATATCAATCTTCTTGAACGGGTCCATATCGTGCCAGACTGGTACATGGATACTATTCGTGAAGTAATCTCTATCGGATACATTTGGTATAACGCCAAATCTTTCGCGGAACTTCTTCAATGCTGTGTAACAAAGGTTCTCGGCAGGGGTATAATAAACACCAAAGTTTAGCTTATATTTCTGCTTGTATTCCGCACAACGGTCTTTGTAAAGCTGTTCAATTCGTTTTGCGTATTCCATACCCTTAGGCTCCGTGTGGTCACATCCAACGAGTATTTGTAACGTTTCAGCCATACCAAGCTGACCAATAACAAGGGTACCGTGTTTAAGAGCCGACACAATACCTTCTTCCGGAACATAACCAGCCATTAGGTTGTTTTCATACATGAACTTCGCTGACTCCATAGGTTGTTTACAAATCCAGTTGAAACGCTCAATAAGCATGTCTTTAGCTTCTTCAATCTTGGTATCAAGCTTATCCATGAAATACTTGAACAACATTTCTTCTGTGTACATGTTGTTTGTTTCCTCTGCACACTTTTCTTTTGCTTCCATTGCAATAGTAGGTAATATTACCGTAACAGGTGCAATGTTACCACGCCCATCTTTCTTTTGTCCGAGTCCATTAATATCGAAACCATTATAGGTTCTGCATCCCATGGTACTGCAATATGTTGTAGGGTCGTTCTTATCATAACCGGCATTTGTTGTCCAATCAACGTTCACGTAATTAGGATATAAACGCTTAGCTGTTGATTCAAGAGCAAGCCTAAACAAATCATAGTTTGGTTCTCCTGGCTTCCTGTTCACACCCTTCATACACTGGAATATACCACAAGGGAAAATGGAAGTCTTTCCGTATCTACCAAGACCAGCTATACTTACATCAAGAATAGCCTTGGTTACCATACGTCCTTCAGGTTCAGTACAGGTGCCATAGTTGATGCTAGTGAATGGCAACTGGTTTCCAGAACGTGATTGAAGTGTATTGAGATTGTGATACATACCTTCAACAGCCTGGTACGTCTCGTCCTCGGTCATCCTATAGGCAAAACGATATTCAGGAGCCATATCCCTCTTGAAATCTTCATTACCGAACTTAAGTTCACCGTATTTTTCCTCGAGTTTTCTAGTTTCTGCCTCTGCCTCGTCCTTACTTAGACCGACAACATTTTTATACCAGTTCCTAATGTGTTTTCTAAATGATTTTTTCACGTAAGGAACCATTGTCCAGTCAATATGGGATGCTGAAACACCACCAAACTGTTGCAAACTCTGTAGTTGGAAAATAACAGCAACCAACTGGAAAGCTGTATTCACTGAATTTGCAGGTCTTACGTCTGTCTGTCTTGTGTTGAAACCGTTTGCAAGTAATTCATCAAAAGGAACGGTTAGGCAGTTATGTGTACCTACCACGTAATTGTCCAGGTCGTGAATGTAAACCTCGTTGTTTAGATGGTTATTCCTAGACATTTTTGACATACAGTCATCAAGTGCAACCTCTTTTGTTATAACCCTCGTGGCTTCCCCCATTCTGCCACCGGCTGACCTTTCGTCAAGGTTTGCGTTTTGATTTTGTACGTTCTTTGCTTCAAGTTTCTCCTTGATGCCCTTCATAAGTTTGCTTTTCTGAAGTCTCTCTCTGTCTCGCTTATCACGATAACGGATAAATGACTCTGCAACGCAATACTTATTCTTCTTCATCAAGAAACGCTGGATAATATCTTGGATTTCATCGATGGTGAGTTCACTGGTCTCAGGTACCTTATTGAACTCTTCCTCTAACTGCTCCAAAAACTTTTCGGGCGTTTCTTGGTCACACGATTTAAATGCTTTGTCAACGGCTTTTCGAATCTTGTCGAAGTTGTATTCCTGCTTCCTGCCGTCTCTTTTAATTATATACCTCATTAGTCGAAAAGTTTTATATTTTTATAGGTAATATAAATAGGAATAGTAGGTCGAAAGAACCTCCTTTCCTATTAATAAATTTCTTAAGAAACACCGTTCAAAAACTCAGCCTCAGTGAACACGAGGTCCGGGTCGAGCGTATCTCTCTCAAAATCAAATTGTGACGAATGTGTTGTAATCTTTTCGGTTTCAAGGGTTAGTTTTCCGTTATCAGAAACAGGAGTTACAGTGTATTGTTCTTTAACATCGTATATAGGGTCATCCGGCATTTCTTGTACCGGTTCTGCTTTTGTTTCAGTTAATACTTCCTTCTTAGCTTCATCTACGACAGGCTCCGTATGAACAGCTACGTTAGCAACGGTTTCTTCCTCTTGTTTCCTGGCTGCTCTTTGTGCTGCCATTATTTGCTGTGCTTTATGCTGCTGGTCATCATGTTCTTTCTGACGCATAGCCTCTTCGAACATGAGTTCATTGTCGTGTTCGACCACTTCATCACAAGATATCGTACAAGTTCCATTATTGAACTTGATGTCCTCAAAGAACGGACCAGATTTACCTTGCCTATTTTTTAGTATGGCTATTGTAGCTATGTTATTGGCAATATCTTCCTGGCTACGTGCAATTGATAGGATAACGTGTCCAATCTGAACTTTCGTGATGGAACCACCACCCTGGTTCATACCAACGACCTTAGCGGCAAAACTCTCTTTATTGCCCTGTGTCATGACCCAGAATGCAACGTTGAATTCTTCCGCTAGAACCTCGAGTTGCCTCATGGTATTTTCCTGTAAATCCCACTTGGTATCGTTACGTTCCTTGCGTATGAGCTTCAAGCACTCAAAATAGTCAAGTATAATAAGGTCTGGTCTGAAACCCTTGTTTATCAAGCGTTTGATATAAATTTTTATATCCTCAACGCTCCTGGTTCCAGTTTTGTATTTTTTAACGATAAGGTTATCCCTGAACATTTGTTTTTCAGGGAAGTTATCGAGTATGTTCCTAGCCTCT